TTCAAGACGCTTAAATACCATCTATGTGCTGCATTCGCTCAGGCCATGAATCAAGAGGAATTACCCGACCTCCCCTACCCCGGCTGTTCTGAAAAGCCTGGGATTCTAGCAGGAGGTTCCTTCTATGCTGTCTTTAAGCGTCGTATGGTCAGAGCCAGAGCTGGTCGGAAGAAAGACATTATGTTTTTTTACGATCTTTTAATGGCAAAGACCGGAATGCCCAAAGTGCCCGATGCCTTTATCGATAAACAGATCGAGGCACACTTTGACGTTCTAACTAAAACGAAGCCTATGACATACACAGCCCCCACATCGGGTCTAGTGTGCGAGACTCCAGAAGAGGAGCTACGAGTCCTTGTCAAGACTGAGATCCAAAGGTTTTGTAAGGGCACTCCTCGTGTCTCGAAGTTCAGGGTAACGAAGGTAAGCCGGGAAGAAGCTTGTATGGTCGAACATCATACGACTTCTGATTTGGCCCGCTATGACACTTCTGAACACCGTCGGGTGGATAGCAAATTGATGGGCGGGGAGCCAGGGAAACTTGGCTTCCGCCGCCTTGCTGTTAGGACCGGATTCACACCCTCTTTTAGTGCCTCTGTGAACTTGGGAGGGCAACGTAAGAATGGAGGAGCATTTGGTGTCATGTGGCGAGACTTTGCTCTTCTTAGGGAGAGTTTAAACAACCACATGGAGTGTTTGAGGCCCTTTGACCTATTGGAGATGGGCGAAGGGTTCGCTGGTCGAGTGTTTGAAGCAAGGGGACCTGATTATAGTGAGGAGGTGGCTTTGTTTGAGAGGATGGTGGATGATTATGTGGATAATCGGAATTCAAACCCCGACGATTCACTTAGTTGTCTCCCGTTCCCGATCCCAGAACCACTTAAGGTTAGGATCATAACTGTCGGAGAATGTTACATGTACCATCGTACTTTGAGTTTACAGAAGTCGGTATGGAAGAGGTTACAAAGCATGCCAGTGTTTCAGTATACTGGTAAGCCTGTTGACTCTAACATATATCAGGACCTGGCTGCAACCGATGAAGAGATGTTTCTGTCCGGTGATTATGAGGCAGCAACAGATAGGCTGGATCCAGAGATCTGTCTCTGGACCTGGCAGTGTATCTGTGAGGCTGCTGGTTTTATTAATCGTTCTTTTAATAGGGCCTTTGAGAACGGCTGGTCTAGGCTGGGAAGAAAATCTTTAGTAGGGCATACTCTGCTCTACAGAAAGAATATTCCTGGTCATGCTAGTCTGATGGCTGAGAAAGGGATTGATGAAAACGAGCAAGATATTGTTCAAACCTGGGGTCAGTTAATGGGATCTCCATTATCTTTCCCAATCCTGAATATAATCAACTACTGTTCAACCTGTGTGGGCTTAGGACTTGACTCTCTGAATTATGAGACGAACCGGATCAGAACCAATGGGGATGATCTAGCTGCGGTGGTGAAGAGAGATCAATATGAGAGGTGGAGTGCTTGTGTTGCGTCCGTAGGTCTTAAGAAGTCCATGGGGAAGAATTATCTCCATGAGAGGTTCTTGATTGTTAATTCGGAGTTGAGAGACATGAGGTGTCGGCCTGGTCCAGATGGGACTAGGAGTGATGCTAATGGTTTCATTCCGTTTTTTAATCAAGCCTTACTGACTGGAATGGTGAGAAAAGGTCAGGAGGCGGGAGAGAGGAAGTTCTTTGTGTGGCCTCAACTGGCTGCATTAGAGGGCTCCTTTGCTAGGGGTTATCGGGGTACCAGACGAAAGTCTTGTCTCGATCTCTTCGAGTTGGCTCATTCTCATGAGCTTTCTTTCCTACCACCCGGCGTTCATCGCTATATCCCTTTGCCCCTGGGAGGGGCAGGTCTAGAGAATCCGTCAGGGCTTTTGGACCCCAATCAGGACGCCCGTACACTCGAGGAAGTTAGGAGGGCCAATTATCTCATAAAACGCCCTAAACTTCGCCTCTGTCGACCCACTGCTGTGACTATGGAAAAGCCTTTCACAGCTTATCTCCAACAGGGAGAGCAACTACTGTGTCCCCTCCGAGACACCAAACACGACCTAGATTTAGGTGCTATCTTGACAAGTGATCCGGAAACCTTACTTTTGATTGCCAAGACTGCTGACCAGTCCACACGACAAGGCCTCGGCTTGACCGAGAAATCTTCTGACCTTGAAACTCTGACCAGATCCTCAGAGTGGTTGGCCTGTCGTTACCACAATTGGTTATCTCTCATTGATGACCAGTTTAAGGAGAAGCACTTTAAGGACCCTCAACTAGCTGTCTCCCCTCCTTCAGACTTTAAAGAGACCTACATGCTACGTAGCCTTCTAGAAACATTTGGCTGTCCCCGTCGTTTCGGCAGCACGTTATCTCATCGTTGGTACATGACCCCCGAGAACGTCTTTTAAAGACGTTGGGTCTGTGTCTTCCTCAGAGAAGTATAAAAATTATAAAATCTAAAATTCTATAAAAATTATAAAATCGAAAACCTTCTCTGGCAATAGCGACTACTCCAATCGCTGTGTTCTAATCTATTTCGCGGTAACCCTTGATTTTGATCACGGGGAAAACGATCGATTGGTTCGGGAATCCTGAGTGACTAGTTCACTTCACTCTTTGCGGAGATGGTCTAACAACCATCTTGGGTTCTACTGAAGCCCGCCTTAGGTGCCATCCAGGCATCACTCGAAAGAGGAGCGGGGCAAGATC